CGCATATCGCAGAATATCGCTTCGATGTATGCGGGCAAGGCCGGTGGTTCCGTCGATGACTGGCGGTCGGTGATGAAAGCCGAGACGTGGTTCACGGCCCAGGAGGCGGTCGATGCGGGTCTGGCGGACCGCATTGCTGAGCCTGACAAGGCGGCTAGCGCGAACATGACGAACCGCTTTGACCTGTCTGTGTTCGCGCACGCGGGTCGCGGTGACGCACCCGCCCCTGTGGTTCCGCGCAGACACAGCCCGTTCGACGTGGTTATGCGCGGCGGCGATGTTGGGCCTGCGTCAATTAGTTTCCCGCTCCCGCGGGACCAGAAACGTCCGGAAGAGCCGGATGCAAAGAATGAAACGGAAGGGGTCGGGCATATGGCCGACATCACCAGCCGGATCCGCGAACGGCTCGGCTTCAGCGCCGAGGCCGATCTGGACGAGGACAGCGTTCTCGCTGCCATCGACCGCATCGCGGCTCCTAAGAACACGCTCCCTGAGGGCACCCGCGTTATCGATGAGGCGCAGTACAACGATCTTGTTGCTGCTGCCCGCGAGGGCCGTGAGGCTCGCGCGCAGCAGATCGAGGATCGGCGCGAGAGGATCGTCGCTCAGGCCATCACGGACGGCAAGATTCCGCCGGCGCGCCGCGAGCACTACCTTGCCCTGATGGAGAAGGACGAGGAAGGCACCACCGAGTGGCTGAACAAGCTGGAGGCCTCGGAGGGGTTCTCCGTGAAGGCGAAGGGTTCAACCGGTGGTGTGGATGCTGCCCCGGATGACGACGAGGAAGCCTTCTACAAGAAGTTCTTCAACACTGAGAAGAAGGGGGCCTGACGATGGCTGATTACGCTCCGCTGTTCCAGCCCGGACATGCGATTTCTCTCACCGTGTCGGCTGCCGTGACTGGTGGTCAGCTCGTTGAGATCACGACGGACAATTCGGTCCAGCCGGCCGGTGCCGCGTCCGCGAAGGTCGTTGGTGTGGCCCTGTATGACGGTGCCGTGGGTGACCTGATTGCTGTTCAGTCCGCGGGTGTGCAGCGTCTCACTGCTGCGTCCGCGATTGCTGCGGGTGACTCTGTTGCCGCTGCTTCCAACGGTCAGGTTGCGACCGCCGGCGCGAACCCTGTTATTGGCATTGCGCTTGCGGCTGCGGCTGCTGGGGCTACTGCCTCGATCAAGCTGAACCGATAGAGAGGGCAGCGTAATGGCTAACTACACGTACCCTGCTCCGGCAGTTACCGTCCTTGGTGACGGCACTACGGAGCAGATTTCCTATTTCCTGAAGTCCCCGAATCTGATTCGGAAGCGTCTTCAGGATCTGACCGCGCAGCACTTCATCGCGGACTTCCTCCTTCAGGCGCACTACGAGGCCGTCGGCGGGGCGATCCTGTACGAGACCGGTGAGGTGCTGTTCCCGGCGGACGCTCCGGAAGCTGTCGCACCGGGCGGCGAGTACAAGCTGATTTCGATGACGCGTGGCGAGATCGCTGCTGCGAAGACGGTCAAGTGGGGCTTCGACACCCCCGTCACGGATGAGGAGATCAGCCGTGACAGGTTCCAGCCGGTTGAGCGTGCGCTGACGAAGCTCGCGAACGGCATGGTGAAGCAGGTCGATTCTGTCGCTCTGGGTGTTATCGCCGCGAAGGCGACGACCACGTTCGCGTCGCTGGCTCCGTGGACCGGCAACGCCTCAGCCGCCCCCTCGACCGGGGCCGCTATCGACGCGGGTGCGATCATCGACTCGGTGCTTCAGGCCGATGCGACCGCATCGCAGGAGTACATCGAGTTCGGAACGTACGACTACGACACCGTGATCGTTACCCCGCTTCAGTTCGCGAAGATCGCGGGCAGCTTCCTGAAGGCGAACTCGCTGCCTCGTGAGGCTGGGAACCCGATTGTCAATAGTGGTGTGTTGCAGAACTACCTGGGTAAGAACTGGGTCACGTCGAAGTACACGCCGACCACGAACCCGATCCTGGTGGACACGGACATGCTCGGTGGTATGGCGGATGAGAACATTCAGTCGCCCGGTTACTCCACGACGAACCAGGCGGGCGCTCCTGGCGTTCAGGCCAAGTCGATCCGTGAAGAGAAGTCGGACAAGTGGCTGCTTCGCTGCCGCCGCGTCACTGTCCCGGTGGTCACTGACTACAGGGCGGCGATCACGATCACGGGAACGGGTCTCTGATGGCTGACTCGTCCAAGGATGCGGCCCCTGCTGAGGCTCCCGCGGATGTTGTGGCACCGCGGCACGTGGTCAAGGTCGAAGCGACCGTCGTGCACGTCAACACCGCGTACGAACGGTACCTGTACCGCGGCGCTCAGGTTCCCGCGTCGGTTACCGCTGACGAGATTCAGCGTCTCCTTGACCTCGGGTTCATCGAGGCCGTTTGAGTTGAGTGGAAGGGTCCGTCATGGGCATTTGGGCACAACCCGCTGATGTGGGCAACGCATGGCGGACCCTTTCCACCGATGAGGAAAACCGTGCACCGTTCCTGATCGACACGGTTGAGCGGGCGATTCTGCGGCAGTGGCCGGATACACCGAACCGGATCTCGAACAATGAAGTGAACACGTTGGATGTTCGCGACGTTGTTGTGTGGTCGGTAATTGCGATTCTCGGCGTGTCCACGGACGTGCCGGTGAACGCGAAGTCGTATCAGACGGTTTCCGGTATGGAGTCGGTGACGGTCACCCTTGAGGGTCCGGCGACGGATCAGTGGTTGACGTTCCAGCCGTGGATGGTTGACGTTTTCGAGGGCGGCTCTACCGCTACTTCACCTTTGGTTGCGCTTCCTGCCGGGAGTTTCCCCACGTCCGTGTTGGGTGTGGCGGACTGGTTGACTTCGGAGCCGGGCGACCCGCAGGCGTGGCAGTTCGGTGAGGGTTGGGGTGGTCACGATGGTTCGCTGGAGGGCTTCTGATGGGGGTTCACAACGAGACGGTGGTGATCCGGCAACGGTCCACGCAGAACCCTAACCCGTCTGACGACGACGGTGTTCCCGTCGACGAGTGGGTGGAGACAACGCTCACCCGGTGCACGGTGAATCCGGCGAACAGTCGCATGTCGTTGGAGAAGGGTGAAGAGGATCCGTCTCAGAACCGTTGGCAGCTGTTGACGAACGAACCGCAGGACTGGATCGGTCCGGGGGATGAGGTGGTGTGGCGCGGCCGCACTTACCAGACGCAGAGTTTCCCGCGCACGTTCTGGGCTGTGCGGCCTCATTCGGAGATTCTGTTGACCTACACGGAGGGGTGACATGCAGCTTATTGGCGTGTTCCCCAATGTGGAGAAGGCTCTCATCGGGTGGTTGAAAACGAACCTTCCCACGGTCGCCGTGTATTCGGAGATGCCGTTGAACTGGGATCCACCAACGGACCCGCTGCCGGCGATTCTTGTGCAGCGCATCCCGGCGGGTTCGGGCGGTCAGGAGTACGAGTCCACCCCCGTTTTGGATCTCAACGTGTATGCGGCGGATCGTGCGTCGTTGTGGGCGTTGGTGCAGCAGGTGGAACCGATCATTGTCAACTTCCCCCGCCAGTCCGTGGGTGCGTATGTGGACAATTTGACGTGGAAAACACCGTTCGGGTTCATGTCGTATGAGAACCGGTCGGTGCGGCGAGCGTTCGGCAGCGTGGAGCTGCTCACTCGACCTCAGGGGGCCGGATTATGACGCGCATCGTTATCGGCAGGGAAACCCTGGATGAGGCTGCCCGGTCCCCGGAAGTCGCCGCAGCTCTACTCGCGGCAGCGCAACGGATCCTGCCTCGTGCTAAACGGCTCGCGTACGCGGCGGGTGAGGAACGATTCGCGGATGCGTTGCGTGTGGAGGCGGGTATGCGTCCTGGCACGAAATCACCGACTGGGATAAAACGGCCGTTCGCTCGAGTCATTGCCGGGTCTGAGGACGCGGAGGATGTCGAGTTCGGCGGCAGCAAGAAGGGCAGCAATGCTCCGGGCGCGATTCTCCGAAGGGCGATGAACGCGTAACCCTCTAGGTCAACTCACCAACAATTTCACAACCATTTTCGGCCGCTCGAACGTCGGGCGGCTTTTTCTTTTGAAGGAGAAAAAATGCCTGACGTTAGCAGTCAGCTCTCGGATGACAACAGGAATGTTCGCCACCACGGTCTACAGATCATGGCTATCGCCGACTATTCGGCGGCTGTCCCCACCGAGTTTTTCGCGGCGGATGGCACCCTGAATGCTCTCCCCGTTGGGTACAAGAACATGGGGTACATCACCACCGCGGGTATCAAGGTGGGTACTGCGATCACGGACTCGACTGACACGATGGTGCAGGATATTGAGCCTGTCCGGTCGAGCATTTCGGCTCTGACGCGCACCCTTGTGGTGTCGTTTGGTGAGTCGAACGCGTGGACGCAGGGTCTCGCCGCTGGTGCTCTTGTCGCGGATTGGCCGACCGATAAGAACGCGGCCTGGTCGTACGACTTCGGCACCGGCACGGACTTCCCCTACTACCGGATCATGATCCTCACGCAGGATTACAGCGGCCCTACCGCTGTGTACCGGGTGGAGTTCGCGTACCGTGCGAAGCCGACCGCTCTCGCCGACCGCACTCTGGATCGGACGACGGTGGAGGAAATCAACCCCACGTTCACGTGCTTCCGCGACCCGGTTGTGGGTAAGTCGTACACGATTGAGAGCACTCCCTCGACTGGTCCTGTTTCGACTGCGGCTCCGACTATCACGTCGATCACGCCGGCGGATGCGGGTACGGGTGCGACGGTCACGTTCGCTGGTACCGGCTTTACCGGCATCACGGCGTCCGAGGTTCTCTTCGGTGGCACTGCGGCAACTTCGATCAGCAACATCACCGACACGTCGTTCGATGCGGTCGTGCCTTCGGGCACGGCTGGTTCGGTCAACGTCACTGTGCAGAACGCGAACGGTACTTCGGCTCCGTTCTCGTACACGCGCGCGGCCTGATCGGTTCTACCGGGTGGCGGCAGTGTTTGGTGAGCTGCGCTGCCGTCACCCTTCAACTCACCGGGCTCACCAAGCTCACTAACACAGGAGAAACATTATGGCGAAGTCCGCCGACCAGAAGCGCAGCAACGCGTACAACCGCGCCACGGTCAAGAAGCA